AATGGATGATGCGAATATCCCTACTCATGGCGCTGATGTTGATAAGTGGCTGCGCGACCGTGCCAAGCGATAGCGCGGTTTGTGACGGCACAGCGATGCTGCGCACGGCACACGCGGCGGCTCTTGTCGCCATATCTGACGCACATGCAAAGCAATCCGGCGCGGCGCTGATCGGCACAATCGACGCGGGGTGCGCGATGTGATTCTGCGCATTATCCTTGCAGAGCTATCGCGCGCGGACGCATACCCGTCCGACTGGTACGGCTATGCAAAAAACCAGCTTGCCCACTTTGCCCTAGGAATAACCACGGCGTCACTTCTGGCACAGGCACATTTCGCGGTGTTCAATGAGTTTGCGCAAAAGGGCGCAACGTGGGCCGTCGTCGCGGTGGGTTATGCGGCATTTGAAATCCTACGCCAAGGATGGAACGGACGCGACACGGTTGAGGATTGGCTTTTCTTCGCGCTGTATGGCGGGGGATTGCCGATATTCCTGTTCAACGAGGTCGCGATCGGATCCCCGATGCTGAGTATAAATTCCCAACTGGTGATACCGTGGTTTGCGGTTGTGATGTGCCACCTGGCGGGCGGCATTGTTGCGCGCGTTGTCACGACACAGAGCAACAAATGAGGGACGATAACGCAATGGACGTTTTTTTGAACTACTGGCCAATGATCTGCGCGGCTGTTGCTTTTATCGCGGGATATACTGAGCTTAAGGTAAATCACAAATCACTGCGTTCTGATTTTGACGGTGAAAAAACCCGCCGTGATCGAGAGCGCGCCACGGATGTTGAGCTGACGCGGGATATGTTCCGCGAGATCCGCGCAGATATTAAAGAGGGCCGCGATGATGTTAAGCTACTCTTGCAGCGTGACCGGGGACCGAACTGACAAGCAATCCTTGAGGGATGCGCGCGGGCCTTTTTGTTTGAATGGCGTTGCGTCCTATGGCGTGGGGGTTATGGTGATTGTCTCATGGGCGCCGGGGTATTGCTTTAGACCCTCGCAGAGTTTCGCCGCGCAGGCGTTGCAGATCGGTCCCGTGCTTTGATACCCGGTGGCCTTGTTTACCCATGATATTGATATTGTTTTTTCGGGGTGGTCGCAGAAATCTCCATTCATCCGTCTATCTCCTATTTGTACCCGCGTAGGGCGTCACGTTCTGCGACGAGTGCCTTGGCGATTGTGTAAAGGTTGTGCGCCTCGTCCATCATCCCATCGACGTTGTAAAATTCCATATCGCCATCGTTGAAACACGGTTTTGCGCTGGCCTCGTATTCTTCCCAAGCGGCATCCACCGCCTCTGTCGTTGTGTCAGTCATGGGGCTTCTCCGGTGGCGCGGTAGGCTTCTAATGCTGACAGCATTAACCTTACGTTTTCTTGAGAGACGGGCCTAAAACTAAGCGTCCTATTCACGGCATCCACCAACTCATCCGCCGCCTTCACCCGCTTTTCCAGCGCCGCGATGTGCGTCAGGATAGCCGCCAGTTCCTCTTCCGCCAATGTGACCCCCACCGCATCTTCATTCTGCTGTTTTAGGCCATCCATCATCTGATCTATCTGTTCCGGTGTCATATCAATGTCCTCTAAATTGTGTGGGCATCGCGCCCCATGTGATCCAAGCCGCGCCAGCGATAAGCGCCAGCAGGGCTATGCGGCCCGCCCATTCAATCGCAGCATCGCGGCGGGCTTGGCGGCGCGGTGGATTTACCGGGCGGAGGATGCGCCATAGGGCTAGGATGATGCTCACTGCACACCCCCAAACCCGTAGACAATCCACGGCAGGGCGGCAAAGATAACTACCAGGCATATAACGCCGATAACGTCACCGATAAATTCGCGGATCATTGCGCGGCCTGCTTCGTCAGCAGGTTATCAGTCATGGCGCACGACACGCCGCGAAGGGGGGCAACGTATTCCTCTGCAATGCTATGCTCTGTGGCGTAGTCAACCGCCGATGCAACGCGGGTGAGGTATTCGCGGGTTACCGCATCCTCCGGCGGTGGCAGGGCGGCGATGTAGTCATGGGCTGCGGCGATGCAGTCAGAGACAGACGCCGCAAAGAAAATCTTGTATTTTTCACCATTAAACGGGCTATCGTTATAGAGCGCGTCGATATGAATGCTGGTTCTAGAAGATCCGATTGTTATTTGCGCTCGGGGGGTTTTAATTGCCTTTTCAGACATTTCGGCTTCAAGTGCAGCCAACTCGCTTTTCAATTCCGTGATGTTCATCATCGTTCTCCTATCGGGCGCGCGGCCCTGTTATGATTGGGTCCAGCCCAGAAATTCGGTTTGCAATTCAGCCTCGAGCGCATAGGCTCGGTCGCCAATCGTGGCCACGTATGCCTCGACCTGATCCACATCGTCGGCGCGCATATCAAAGCGCAGGTCGCTGCCTTTCAGGAATGCCTCCAGCAGCAGGCCAAGCGCGCTGGTGCCCTCAAGGTCAGACGCGGCTTGCAGGTGCTGGCGTGCGGTGATTGGTCCAGTGGCGGTCACGTTCAAGACCCCAGATCAATGTCGTATTTTGCGGCCATTTCCGCAACGAATTTGCGCGTGGCGGTTGCGCGGCTTTGCTCAGTGATCTGGCGCAACTTCTTGCCTTGTTCGCGCTTTTTTTCCGCAAGGGCGGCTTTGTCCAGTGCGTCCTCTGCTGCGTCGAGCATCAGGATCATGCGCTGCAGGTCGCAAGAGTTGACGGCGGTGGTGTCGGTCATTGTGTTGTTCCTTTGGTGCGGTGCGGCTGGGCGGTGGGTTAGGCTGCGGGGGTTAAAGGAAAACGATTCCTGCGTCGTCGCAGCGGTATTCCTCGACCCATCGGCCATCCATCCACATCGTGTCGCCGTCTGCGCGGTATGTGACGTGACCATCGCGGGTTATCTTGACGTCGTTCCCTGCGGCGTTGTGAGCTGCGCGGACGTTTTTTGCTGTAGCTGCGTTTGTCATCTTGGTCTCTCCTGTTGTGGGCGTCTGCCCGTTTCCTGCAATCAACCTACGCCGCACGAATGGCCGCGTCAATACATATTTGCGCTTGTGTATTGATTGACGTATTGATAAGGTAAGGCATGGTAAAAACATACTGGCTGCAAATCAGAGTGACGGCAGAAGAACACCGCCACTACCACGCCCTTGCCAAACAGCAGGACGTGACAATTACACAGGTAGTGCGCAAGGCAATGCAACGCTGGGCCGCGCGAATAGCAAAGAAGGATAAGGTATGAGCAAGCAAAACACTTCAGCCGCTGTTATGCAGCGCCGAGTTGAGCCGCACAACAGCCGTGACGACTTCCCAACGCCGCCTTGGGCAACGCGCGCGCTGTGCGAATGGATTGCATCGTGCGGATATGACCTGCCAAAATTAGATTGCCGCGAACCAGCGGCAAACCGTGGACACATGGTGAAACCGTTAAACGAATACTTTGGTGATGTTTGGGCGTCCGATGTTCACGATTACGGCGCAGGGTTTGCTGTGCAGGATTATCTGTTTGGTGCCGATCCACTGGGCGTTGTTAGCTGGACAATAACAAACCCCCCATTCCGATTGGCGCAGCAATTCATCACGCAGGCGCGTAACACTAGCCGCCACGGTGTTGCCGTCATTGTTCGCAGCGCGTTTCTTGCGGGTGGCGCGCGTTATCGGGAATTGTTCAAAGATGCTCCACCGACTGACATTCTGCAATTTTGTGAGCGTGTCTCGATAGTCAAAGGCCGATATGACCACAAGGCTTCAAGCGCCACGGCTTACAGCTGGCTAGTGTGGCGCAAGAATGACAGCACCGCTTCAACCGCGTTTGACTGGATACCACCCGGCACGCGGTTACGCCTTGAGCGCCTAAGCGATTATGAGGATAAGACATGACCCCCAAACAACGCACCACACTCGCCCGCATGTCAGACGGTGACTGGCACATATGCCGCGACACGACGGGTAATGTTCTGTCTGCGCTGTATCGCGGCGGGTATATCCGTTGCGCGTGTGAGCGCCCGCAAATGATCGAACGGCTCTGGACAATCACGCCGGACGGGCTTGCGGCGCTGGAGGCTACGGAATGAAGCCGCTTAAAGTGCTGGATCTGTTCAGCGGGATCGGTGGCTTCAGCCTTGGACTTGAACGCACCGGCGGCTTTGAAACCGTGGCGTTCTGCGAGATTGAACCGTTCCCGCGCAAAGTGCTGGCGAAACATTGGCCGGAGGTGCCTTGCTATGAAGACGTTACCAAACTCACAGGCGACATTCTTAAACGAGACGGCATTTCCGTTGATGTCATCACGGGCGGCTTCCCGTGCCAAGACATTAGCACAGCAGGAAAACAAGCTGGCATCAAAGAAGGAACCCGTAGTGGCCTCTGGTCCGAAATCGTCAGACTTATTGGCGAGCTATCACCCCGCTACGTCATCGTGGAGAACGTCGCAGCGCTGCTTAGTGGCCCAAGTGAACAACGAGGGGGATGGTTTGGCCGAATTTTGTCAGACTTGGCCGAGTGCGGGTATGATGCGGAATGGGAAAACATACCAGCGGCAGCCTTGGGCGCTCCCCATCGTCGCGAGCGCGTCTGGATTGTGGCGTACCCCAAATTCTCAAGACCCAGGTGTGAGGGTCGAAAGACTAATCACCAAGGATGGTGGGCCAGCGAAAATGGGTCAAAGAGCATACGACAAGCACACGGGGCGTCTGGCTCAGGTCGGGTTGTGCCAGCAGGTCAAGATGTGGCCGACACCAACAGCCAGCGACAACAGGGACAGGGGCAACCTTTCAAGCACGTCAGTCAAGCGCAGGATCAGAATAGGCAAGCAAGTATCCTTGGGCCAGTCGGTAAGCCACGAGAGTGGAGCCCTGAACCCGCCATTTGTCGAGTGGCTAATGGGGTTCCCAACAGGGTGGACCGACTTAAAGGATTAGGCAACGCCGTTGTGCCGCAAATCCCCGAACTCATAGGCCGCGCCATTCTTGCGGCGGAGGCTACGGAATGAACCGCGCAGACATACTAGCGGCAGCATCGCAAGCCGTCACCGTGGACCGCGATGCAACGCACGGCAATCCAGAGGACACGTTTGCATGCATTGCAAGCCTCTGGTCCGCATACCTTGGCAAGGAGATCGGGTGCGCAGATGTTGCCGCCATGATGATCCTGCTGAAGCTGGCGCGCATGAAAGGCAATCCGTCTTATGCAGACAACTGGATGGACATTGCAGGCTATGCGGCTTGTGGCGGCGAAATAGCGGGGGGTTAACTGCGCCATATCCGCAATGCTTCCGCCTCAAGATATGGGCGGATCAAGGCAGGCACCCGCGCAAGCGCTGCCTGCCTTTTTTGTTTGTCTGGGATTGCCAGCAATTCCTTGGACCCTTGGTAAATTGCCAGCCGTGCCCAGCTTCTTATCGCTTCAGGCGCGTCTTTCATATCAACCTCGCCAGATAGCACCCGCCGAAGCCACACAGACGGGCGAACGGCCTCATTCCATGACATCAAGCCACACCCCGAGCGCTTCCCACGCAGCATCGCATCCCAGCGCCACGCAGGCAAACGCGCCGCTATCTGCGGCGGCGGTTAGGTAGGGTAGCTGATTGGGCTGGAATGCAGACTTCGTGTGGTCTCTCCTTTTCAACTCACAGCAAAAAGTTACCCGCGCCGGAATGATGATATCGGGCGATCCTGCCGTCATGCCTTCCGCCTTATGCATCTGGATCTGCTCGCGGTATCTCTTGCCCTCATTGCGCACATGAATTGCAATCGCGCCCCATGTTTCGGGGTATTCCCGCCGGATGCGGTTGAAGAACGTCACTTGCTCAATGCTTTCCGGCGCGCACTTGCCGCGAAACCCGGGGCTCCCAAACAGGCGGACGTTGTGGGGGATATCACTCAGTTTCATCCTTATCCGCCTCTTTGTTGTACGCAAACACGTTATAGAATTTAGTTTCCGCGTCCTTTTTATAGGTCACGGTTTTTGGCGTGCCATCCTCTGTTGCCCGCTGGAATGTCGCCCACTCTGCCTGCTGGCGTGGGTATGGGCTTCTTGGCGAAAACCAAACCGAAAAAGAGCGCCACGGCGTCACAAAATCAGCGCGCACGGTAGGATTTCCGCGCTGTGAAACACCTTCGCGCACATCCAGCGACACAATATCATCGGTCTGCTTTTCGGTGGGTGTCCGCTTGATCCTTGCAAATTCCTCACGTAGCCTTGTGTTTGGGTCAACGATCTCTCCCTTGCACTCAATGCAGTACCGCGCCGCAATATCGTTAGGCGCTTCGCAATGCGGGCATTCCTTGAACGTCCAGCGATATCCACACCTGTCATATTGCCCCTTGCGCCCGACCTGCACCATCCCACAGCAACGCCTGCCATGGTGGGCGGATAGCGGTCCAAAATCTGTCTGCACATGCTGCCCGTCCAAATCCAGACAATACCCCGCTTCGTCCCGCTCATAGTGGAGATATTTGATGTTTGCGGAAAACGTGTTTTCATATGCGCACTCAGGGCAAACAGCGGACATGCCCGTGCCTTCGGTGCCGAACCCGGCCTTTACCACAGGCGAAAATAAGTCTCCGTCTGGGCAGTGGTCCTCGATGTTGCTGGTGTAATCCAGCACCAAGCAATCCGTTTTCCCTTCGCACAAACGCAGCCCGCGCCCGATGATCTGCTGCAGCAACCCAACGCTTTCCGTCTTGCGCAGAATGGCAATGCAGTCCACATGAGGCGCGTCAAAACCAACCGTCAAAACAGACACGTTTACGAGGTATTTCAAATCCCGCGCCAAGAACCGCGCAAGAATTGACTTGCGCTCACCCGTTGGCGTATTTGCCGTGACCATGGCGGACATATGCGGGGGCAGGGACGCCATGACTTCTTGCGCATGCTGAACAGTTGCGGCAAAGAACATGACGCCTTTGCGCGTGCGCGTTTGCGCCACCACGTCTGCAACGATTGCAGACGTTAGCCGCCCGTGCCCGTGATATGCCTGATCGACGGCGGCGGCTTGTTCTTTTGCGGTCATGTTTGCCACTAGCGCGGACGTGTCGTATTTCCCAGCTCCAGCCGTGCCAACAACGGGCGGAGTTAGGTATCCCTGCTCGATCAATTCCGGCGCTTGTATCTGAGAAACGCACTTCATAAAGTATGGGTCTTTCGCCGTGTCGGGCGTGTTTATCTTTCCGCCTGGACCCATGCAAAAAATATAACCCGTTCCCAATCGGTAAGGCGTGGCGGTCAATCCGCACACTCGCAGGTTCGGATTGCCTTCGCGCATGGCGTCAATAATGCCGCGAATGGTCGGGGTTATCCCGTGCGCTTCGTCCAGCACAACCATGGCATATCCGTCCTGAAACATGCTGATGCGGTTCTTGACTGTCAAAGGCGATCCAAAAACAACAGGATGCCGCAAGTCCTTTGCCCCGGCGCTGGCGGAAAACATGCTTGCCTGATGACCGCTTGCCAGATATTTCGCACGGTTTTGCGTGACAAGCTCCGCGCTGGGCGCAAGGCACAAAACCCGCTTGCCCGTGTGAACGTGGATCTTGCGTGCAATCTCCGCGATGATATGGCTCTTGCCCGCGCCCGTTGCAGCTTCGATTAAAAAAGGGTCAACGCTGCTCGTGGTCCAGTCCCACGCGGCATCTACGGCGGCTTGCTGATATGGTCGGAGGGTCATGTGAATTTCCACCCCTCGCTGGCCTTGCCGCGATATGGCTCCAAGTCAAAATCAGGCGCGGCAGCGGCCATCGCCTTAGCATATGCCACGGACCCGACGCGCTTAACCAGCGTTAGCTTGCGCCCTGCAATTGTCGCGTCTTTGCCGCCACCGATCCGCACTATCTGGGCTAGCACCTCGTCGCGCTTTTCTTTTGCGGCATCCATCGCGTCCGACAGTTCATCGTATTCACGTACCAGACGAACGGCTTCGGGCGTATCAATCGCCGCGCGCTTTGGGCCTTCAAAGTCGGCAGGATCTGCGGCGCGGGCGGCTTCCCATGCGGTGCGCAGGATTGGCATGTTTATATCAAGCCATTCCGAATCAAATCCCACCAGTTCCATCTTTGTGCCGTGCGGCGACCACTGGAAAAAGTGGCACCACTCTCGCCCAGTGCAAAATAGCTGCACCTGAATTTGAGCATAGTACTGCGGCTGATCGTAGATGCTCTTAAATTCAGGCGGGTTTTTCTTGCGCTGTCCAAACGGGCATTTTATTTCTAAAAGCCCATCGTGTTCGATCAAGCCATCCGGCGATGCGCCAAGCCAGTCGCGATGCGGAGCAAACGCCAGCGGCGTGACCGTGTTGCCGGTCTCCATCTGATACTCGACCAGCGCGCCGTCCTCGTGAAATGTGCCATACTCAGTTGCCACGTTGCCGCTGAACTCGGACGGCATCCCGTGCATAGATCGCACAAGAGCGCGCATGGCGTCCTCCGGCTTCATAAACGGTGAAAGGCCAAGAAACGCCCCCGCCATGCTGGCAGTAATACGGCCCGCCCGCGCGGCGTGCCATTGTTCGGTGCGTTGTTCCATGGGGGCGGTCATAACCAGTCACAAGTGGGCTTAAGAGCGTCAACTGTATGGTTTTGATCGATGTCATCTTCATTTTCTCTCTCCAAAGCCAAAAACTCCGAGTGGCTTATTAAACCGTCCATCCAATCGCTTAGACCGTCAATCATCGCTTTATTGGCATCTTCAGTTCTTTGTTTTGCTGTTTTGCGTTCCATGCTATTCTCCAATTTCTGCTAAAAAGACCCGCGCCGCGCCTCTGAATACTCAGGGTAATCGGCTCCACACCTTCGCGGCGCGGGTCGCCCCCGTTTATTTAGAACGGAATAGAATCATCCAGATCGGCACGACCACCGCCGCCAGACCCGCCACTCGCCGCCGGTTTTTTCGTAGCCTCGCCCACATGCAATTCCTTGTTTGCTGGTGATACAGCACTGACCCAGTTGCCGGAAACCCACCTTCCATCATTTCCTTTAAAGCCATATTCCATGCACTTAATCACCATCGGTTTATTGGTCAGGTGCATTGCCAAAGCGTCATTAGTCGGCGTGTCACCGCTTTTAGTCAGCATACCCCCCGAATTGGCATCAATGGCCGCGAGCATCTTCCGATTCTTGTCGCGCTTCAATTTTGCCTCAGCTTCGTTCTTCGCGTTCGGATCAAGGTCCGTAACCCAAATTTTGTGGAACACCTTGCGGTTTTTGAATTGTTCTGGGGCCATCACAGACCAGCGCGCGCTGATGTATTCGCGCGGGTCGCTTTCATTCCCGTTCGTGGTCCATTTAATTTCATCAATGATGGCAAGCACGTCCGAGTTATTCGGAATTGGCTCCATGTTGCCGCCGGGAACCTCATATTCCTTTGGCGTGTCTGCTGCGGTTTTTCCGTCGGATAAATCCCAAAATGACATTATTCAGATTCCTTTTTCTTCGGTGCGTTATGGCCCTTGAGGGCCGAAATGAAGTCTGCAAGGGGGTTTTCACCCATGCGAGCGGCCATCGGTTCTGTGATGTTGTAGCGGTTTTTCGACACGTTGGCGGGCGATACGTTGCAGACAAGTTCACGCGCCCCTGTACCCCGCGCCTTTTTACGTTCATCGTCGCCGCCGGTCACAAACATCTGCTGACGCAGGAAGGCAACCACGTCCACATCATCAACGTAGGGCGGCAAGCTCTTGTCAGGAAGGCGCAAAGAATAGCGCATATAATCATCCTGATCTGGTAGCTTCATGGTTTGCACATCGGCGTGCGCCACAAATACAGCGTGCATCCCCTTGCGCTCATTCAGCAGACCGCACGCTTTGCGCACCCGCCCGTGCATGGCCGCAACCGCCGATGTGCCTGCACCATAGCCTCCCAAACATTGGTTGATAGACTTGGCCTTGGGGTCGCTGGCCAGCACGTCTGCAAGAAACAGGCGCTCCAATGCTGTCACGCTGTCAATCACGATCGTCTGATAATCGTGATCCTCTTGCAGTAGGGCAGTCAGCTGCTCCCACAACTGCGCGCCGTTTGATACAAGAGGCAAGGCGTCTGGCCGAATGTCCGCAGGGATCGCCTGCAATCCGTCCTCGGCGCGGATAAAGATTGGCTTCGGAAATGTAGCGGCAAGGCTGGTTTTGCCCATTCCGCTATCTCCGCAGATCGTCACCATAATGGCGCGGTCGGCGGGCTTGCTTGCAGTCGCAAGGATACTCATATTTTAGTCCTTTGATTTGGCACATTGGCCCGTGCGGCGGGTCACACTCTCTAACCCCGCTTTAATGTTGTTGCATGATTGGCGGGGTTGTGCAAGAACAAATTATAGTAATACCAAATATAGGTGGCGATATGCTAGATTTAGACAATATAAAAACCATGCTACAAGATAGGGTGCTTTCAAAGGTATCAGACGCCACAGGGCTTTCTGCGCAGACCATTGCAGACATTCGCGACGGCAAGCAAACAAGCCCGCGTTATGCCACCATGCAGGCGCTGTCAGATTATCTGGCCCCGGCCCCGCGCCATGACTGACATCGCCCAACAGACCTACTACGGCCTATGCGACATATACCGCCATGACGCGGAGTTGTGCATTGGCACGGTATCGGCGTTTCTGGAGCAGCACAGCGCAGGCGTGCCTGACGTGCCGTTGTTTCCCGAGAAGGTCCGGCAGGATGCTTTGTTCTGGGCTTCGTGCGCTGCCCCGCATGAATTAGAAGCCTATGCCGTGGCATCGCTCGACGCCTTGGAAAACAGCATCGTGGCACACAAGCAAACGAAGCGCCTTGCCGCTGCCGCATTTAGGCGCATGGCCCCCGACGACAGAACCAAATTTTTAAGGTGGGCAGAAAATGAGCGCTAAAACATTCAATCTCGCAGACTATGCCACGGGCAAAAGCTACGACGAAACGCAAGACGATATTGCCCAGGCCCGCGTGTCTGCTGTTGCATCACTAAAAGACGAAGACTTTTCAGATTTCAACGAGGAGTTTTTTCCAAAGCAGTTTGCGCCTGAGCCGGAGCATTTAGAAGATGACGGCTTTGCCCTGCCGATCGACGTGACAGGCGTAGACCTAACCCGCCCGCCGGGGTTCGTGGGCAGGGTAGCGGACTGGATTGACGGCCAGTGCCGATATCCTCGACGCAGGCTTGCGGTTGCCAGCGCAATCACGGCAATCGGCAACATTGGCGGTATGTCACACTATGACACACACGACGGCGTGACGGCTAACATGCTGTCTTTTTGCGTAGCGGCATCCAGCACGGGCAAAGAAGCCGTCATGCAGGCGTTTACAGAATTGCACATCGCGGCGGGAATGCAGGGCGCGATACAGGGCGGTATCAAAAGCGAACAAGAGATCGTGCGGAACCTGATCGAGAACCAAGCGTCATTCTACAACATTGACGAGATCGGTATTTTTCTGAGCAAGGTGCGCAACGCTCAACAGCGCGGCGGCGCATCATACCTCGAGGGCGTGTTTGGCACGATTATGAACGCCTATTCAAAAGCCAACAGCCGTTTTTTGCTTGGCGGCGATATCAAGCGGGATCTGCGCAAGGTGTATTTCGGCCAGCTATCCAAGGCCCAAGACAGCGGTGACGTAGAGCGGGAAGAATATGCGGCCCGGATGCTGGGAATGGTAGATAACGGGCTGGAGCGGCCATTCTTGTCAATCATAGGGTTTACCACGCCAAGCACGTTTGAAGGCGTGATGGATGGTGAGACCGCGACGCAGGGGTTTGTAGGGCGCGCTATTATTGTAGCGGAGCGAGACATAAACCCGCGCCCCCGCAAGGGGTTCAAGAAGATCGAAATGCCTATAATGATGGGCGGCAAGCTCGGCGTGATCTACGGCAACGAAGCGGGCCGTGTGGAGCATATAGGGCCGCGCAGGGACGTGACCACCACCCCAGAGGCGGCAGAGGCGCTAGACGCCATAATTGAGTGGCTGATAGACTATGCGGGACACATGGATGAAAAGACTGGCGAGGCCAGCGTAGCGATGATCCGGCGGGCGTATGAGTTAATCGCGAAGGTCAGTTTCATTCTAGCGATTCCGGATGGCATCCGCACAATGGAGCATGTGCGTTGGGCGTTCGCATTTATCAAGGACGAGATCGATTTCAAGGTGCAGCTTGTCTTTGCCAACGACAACAAAAAGGCGCGCCCCGAGGACGCACTGGCTGCTAGGCTGATGAACTACATCGACACGGAAAACGGGGCGTCAACGACGGTGCTGGCAGGCCGGTCAAAAATTGATAAGCTGACGATTGAAGCCACGATGAGGCACCTTGAGGCGCTCGGTGAAGTGGTGGCGCGGACAGGAAAGCGACGGCGAAAGGGGGAGCTTGTGGTTCAGTGGTTCCGGACATAGACGAAGAAAAAAGGCCCGCCCGAAATGGCGGGTTTTTTGTTTTTTGTGCCAAACTCCCTAAAGTAGAGCCTTAGCTAGAAGGAAATTCTACTTTTAAGCCTATGAAGTTAAAGGGTAAATGGGATTAGTAGCATAAATTTAGTTAGAACCCCTTAGACACATTTAAAAAGACCCCCTAGGGACCCCCTGAGCCTCCCTGAACCTCTTGAAAAACAGTATAGAGAAGGCTCTAAGTTCTATCTATAGTGTATTATTGAATGATTTCAGTGCTTTAAAGTTAGAATTTGATTCTAGCTTTGTCTAACTTTCTATTTAGCGTTTAGGCCGTGATGACGCTTGCACCATCGAAAAACAAATGCCATCATCCAGATGCGCGGCTAGGTTGATCCCCGAACATGCAGCTTCTCCCACTGCACCCGCCGCGCAACTTCAACAAAGGGACAGGAGACAAAACAAATGACCAGCAAAGACCTAGCATTCGCCGCCATTCGCCGTGTGCACAAAGACAGCATGGGAACGCTTCAGGACGTGTTGGACGACCTCAACGAGTTGTGCGGACTTTGTGACGATCTGATTTACGCGGTTGAGTCTGATATTAAATTCCAGGAGACGGAACAAATGACAAATCAAGAAAAACCTACAACATGGGCAGACATGACGCCGGAGGAAAAGGGCGCGCTGTTGCTGGCGAGGCATAATGGGAAGGGTATCCAAGTGCTAGATTTTGGTAAATGGAACACAGTTATACCATCGTGGTCCGACGGCCTTGCCTACCGCGTCAAGCCAGAACCAAAGCGCGGGGCGGTGACGCTGAATGGCCGCATGTATATCTCAAAGACCTACCCCGATGGCGTTTTTGATGCCGATCGCAACCCACTGCGCGCAGGCGACACCCACCGCATTACCTTCGACACCATCAATGGAGATCCCGATTGCGACACGATCCGCATGGGGAAGCTGACATGACCCTCACACCCCGCGACCGGATAGCCAGCCTTCTACGCCAAGCCAGCGCGCTGACGGTGTACGAGGTGGCGCAGATCACCAACACCAGCGCCAAAGACGCCCAAGACATCCTGCGCGAAATGGACGAGGCCGGTGACGCATTTCTGCGCAACGGGTTTTACAGGGCGAGCGAAGTGCTCAAGGCAGCAAAGGACTACGCACAATGACACACCACACAGACACGCTAGGCCGCGCGCCGATCATGCGCCCTATGCAGCCACAGGCCGAGCCGGAGCCCTGCGAGGACTGGCGAGGGGAACGCATTATTGCCAATGTTCCGCGCGACAACGGTACATACAATGGGATGGCCATAAAGCTGAAGTTGAAGGCCAAGCCCCCTCGCAAGCCCGCCCCCAAGCCGCGCATAACGGGCACGATCTGCGCCGTTGCCGGATGCGCAGCGCACCTAAGCCTCAATAACAAAATGGGCGTATGCAACAACCACCGCCATTACACCCAGTGCCAGTGTGGGCCGTGCATAGGCAAGCGTAGGAAAACGCAATGACATATGCGGAAATGCGAGCAGCTCAATTTGATGTGTGCCGTGATTGGCTGAAGCAATACGCGGATGAAGGCGTTTGGTTGAGCGAAGCCGCCCGCCGCACTGGTATTGATAAAAGCACGATGGCCCGCCTAGCCAACCAACACGGCTTGATTTTTTCCCGACCTCCCAAAAAGATCCGACAGAGGCGCAAGTCACAGGCCAAGCCAGCAACGACCCCCGCCAAGGCAGCAACGACACCCACCAAGGCAGAGCTTCGTCAGGCAGAGGCAAGCCTGAAAGCGCAGTTAAGCCATCACACCAAGCGGCTTTTAAACGCGGGATACAAGCCAGAGGCCGCAAAGATGGAGGCGTTTCGGACGGTAAAGGCAAGTATTGAGGGCGAGGCGCTGAAATGAGCCGCGAAATATATGACCCCTTTGATGGAAGCGGCTTTATCTATGCGGACACAGTGTTTGTCGAAGAGGGCAGGCTGACCGAGGTGCTGGGGCTAGATGGTCAACCTGTCCGTTATCTACAGCTGCACAGAGTGGGCTTTGATTTGCGCCCGCAACACGTCAGGCACCAGAAACCCCGTGAAGGGCATTGACACCACAGCCAAACCCGTGACAAGATAATCTTGTTCCTCTTTGTTGGTGGTTCTTTCCATGTTGTCTCCCAACTTAGCCCCGCGCCGTAAAAAGCGCGGGGCTTTTTTGTTTGCGTTGCTAACATCAGCGCAGGGTGGTACTCTTAGGGCGGACACAGGAGAACAAAATGACGATTAACAAATTCCGCAGCATCCTCTACGCAACCGCAAAATACAGCGGAGACTTGCAAGCCGTAACGTCAAAGCGCAAGGGGTCTATCTCGCGCCGCATCATGCGCCGCATCGCTGGATACTTCACCGCGCGCGCGCTGGGCGGGATGTTTCGGTGACAGAATTTCCCTCATATAAAACAGTTTCGACCGCAAGCCTTGTGCCGTATGCCCGTAATGCGCGGACGCACAGCCCCGCACAGGTGGACAAGATCGCCGCCAGCATCCGTGAATTTGGGTTTCTAAATCCGATCATCACGGACGGGCAGAACGGTATTGTCGCGGGCCACGGCCGCGTCATGGCGGCGCAGAAGCTAGGGCTTGAAACGCTACCCGTGATCGAGGCAAGCCACCTGAGCGAGGCGCAACGCAAGGCGTATGTGCTGGCGGACAACAGGCTGGCACTTGACGCGGGCTGGGATAATGACCTGCTGCGGATTGAGCTGCAGGACTTGGAGGCTGACGGGTTTGACCTGTCGCTAACGGGTTTTGATACTGACGAGATTGCGGCGCTTGAAATGATGGGCGAAGAATTACCGGGGGAAGGCGATAACGAGGGCAGCACGGCCAGCCTTTCGGATAAGTTCGGCATTGCGCCGTTTAGCGTCCTGAACGCACGCGAGGGCTGGTGGCAGAACCGAAAGCGGGCTTGGCTGGCTCTGGGGATTAAGTCAGAAATAGGTCGCGAAGGGCTTGCGCCGACAAGCGTTCCTAAAGATTTACCGGAAGGCCATTACCTTGCAGGGCGCGGCAACAACGAGGGTGGGTCGATCTTCGACCCTGTTCTATGCGAACTTGCCTACAGTTGGTTCAGCCCACCCGGCGGCACGGTCCTTGATCCGTTCGCGGGCGGCTCGGTGCGAGGCATTGTGGCATCACGTCTTGGGCGGCAATACATCGGCGTGGAGTTGCGCGAGGAACAGGTGCAGGCTAACCGGGCGCAGGGCGACGACCTATGCCATGATCTGCCGCCGGTTTGGATCACGGGCGACAGCCGCAGTATTGACCGGCTATGCGCGGACGTGGAGGCGGACTTTGTTTTCAGTTGCCCGCCCTACGCCGACCTTGAGGTTTACAGCGATGATCCTAAAGACCTGTCCACGCTGAAATACGAGGAATTTCGTCCGGCCTATTTCGAGATCATAGCCAAGGCTTGCAGCCGGTTAAAGCAAGACCGTTTTGCCTGCTTCGTGGTGGGCGATGTGCGCGACAAGAAAGGCAACTATTACAACTTCGTCGGGGATACCGTCGAGGCATTTCGCGCCGCCGGGTTGCACTATTACAACGAGGCAATTCTTGTCACGTCAGTCGGTTCGCTGCCGATCAGGGTCGGTCGTCAATTCGCCTCAGGCCGCAAGCTGGGCAAGACGCACCAGAACGTGCTGGTGTTTGTCAAGGGTAACGGAAAAAAAGCAACGCAGGCTTGCGGCGCGGTCGAGGTTCACATACCTGAGCCTGAAACAGAAAACAGCGATCTGGGTGAAGAATTGTGACACCGCCTGTCGTCACGGTCCACAGCGGAATTCACGTTGTTAGGGACGATCTATTCCCCGGCGGCACCAAGGCCCGCTTTTTGCCTGCGTTGTTCGAGAATGCGGACGAGGTTGTTTACGCCTCGCCATGCGAGGGTGGCGCGCAGACGGCACTGGCGCACACAGCGGCGGCGCTAGGCAAGCGGGCGACGATCTTCGTGGCAAAGAGGGCCAAGCCACACGCAAGGGCACTAGAGGCGAAGCGGGTCGGCGCGAAGGTGATGCAGGTATCACCGGGCTATCTGACAGTGGTGCAGGCCCGCGCGCGGGAATACTGCAGCCGGACCGGCGCAAGGCTGGCACCGTTCGGAGTTAACATGCCCGAGGCAATTGAAAAGATCGCGGAGGCCGCTCGATCAACGGGCCTGCAACCGGACGAGGTTTGGTGCGCAAGCGGATCGGGCGTCCTAGCGCGGGCCTTGGCAAAGGCTTGGCCCGATGCCCGGCGGCACGTTGTGGAGGTCGGGCGCACGCTGTCATTGGCAGATGTCCTAGGGGCGACGATCCACAAGGCAGGGATGCCTTTTTCTAAGGCGCTGAAAGACCCACCGCCATTCCCAAGCGATCCGCACTATGACGCGAAGGCTTGGAAAATATGCAAAGCCCGACACGGTGCCGGGATTGTGCTATTCTGGAATGTGACGGGGCCAGCTATTGCCTAAGCGTTACAAATATGGGCGCTGTTGCCATGGGAATTGACCGCATAGACCATAGTGCGCTTGTCGCCATAGGTCGCCCCATATGCCTTGGCCTCGTCCATCGTCGCGCAATCCTTGCGGGTGCGGGTTGTGGGGGTTCTGCCGCGAACCGCTACAAAATGCGTGGCGGTATTGAGGCAGAAGGTTTCGTGTGGGTTGGTCATTTGGTTTCGCTTTCAATCTGCGCGCAGGCAAGCGCGACGGTGAGGGGAACGGGCTTGCGGCCCAAGGCGTATGCGGTGCCGCTGTTCGGGGCAATCCCGATCCGGCGGCAGAGTTCGCCCCGGCTGATGCCAAGGCGCTGTTGCAGGGCGACGAAATCAGCGGAGGTCATAAAGTTCCCCCGTGCGCAGGGCGTCAAGCTGAGCCTCGACCGCTTCCATGGCGGCGCGCACCTCGGGGTCCATCTTGGCAACGTCAAGGCGCATGACTTCTTTCTGGAAGTTAAAGATCATGTTGTTCAGGGCAGTGTATTGGTCTTGCATGGTGTGGCTCCTTGCCGGTGTTTCGTTGCACTATCTATAGCGCAATTTTGCGATACACGTCAACACCTAATTTGCGATATATTGCCAGCACCAAAACGGCGTGCTAGGTTGAGCGCATGACCAAACGCACTAAGCCCCCACATTCGCCCACGGACGCGCAACGCCAAACGGTGCAGCTTCACACTACGGTAGGAACCACGCAGGCCGTCATTTCGCAGATATTGGGCATTGATCTAAAGACCCTGCGCAAGTATTACCGCGAGGAGCTGGACGTATCCAAAGCCAAGGCAAACGCCACAATCGGCGGGGCGTTGTTCAACAAAGCCAAGGGCGGCGACACGACCGCCATGATTTTCTGGATGAAAACGCAGGCTGGATGGCGTGAGAAGTCAGACATCAACCATGTCAGCGAGGACGGCAGCATGACGCCAAAGCCCACAAAGATTGAGTTCGTATCGCCGCAGGTCACAGATGAAAGCGACGATTGAGGAAATCCCCAAGATCACCGCTAACTTTGCAAGGCCAGCACGAACGCGGGTATTCAAGGGCGGACGTGGTGGAGGCCGAACAACTGGCCTAGCATTGCGTTCAGCTCTTCGGATTTACCAGCTTGCAGAACAAGGCGTTGAGGGAGTTTTTCTTGCGTCCCGCGAGCACCTCAACAGCCTAGATGAATCCAGCATGGAGGAAATCAAAGCGGCAATCCGGTCACATGATTGGCTCGCTGATTATTTCGACGTTGGCGAAAAGTATATCCGCACCAAAAACCGCCGGATAAGCTATGCGTTCGCTGGTCTGCGTCACAATCTGGACAGCATTAAATCCAAGGCGCGCATTATTGGCAACTGGACGGACGAAGCAGAAAGCGTGTCTGATGTTGCGTGGCGCAAGCTGATCCCAACTATCAGGCAGGAAGGCGAGGGCTGGACCGCAGAGAACTGGATAAGCTACAATCCCGAAAGCGCGGAGAGCGCAACACACAGGCGGTTTGTGGACGGCGGGGGCGAAAGTTGCATTGTCACTGACCTAAGCTGGCGAGATAACCCGTGGTTCCCTGACATCCTCAACAAACAGCGCCTAGAGGATCAACGATTGCGCTCTGACACCTATGACCATGTATGGGAGGGCGCGTTCCTGACCATTACCGAAGCGCAGGTGTTCAAGGGGAAATACAAGGTTGAGGACTTCACACCCGGCCATAACTGGGATGGACCGTATCAGGGCGTGGACTTTGGGTTTGCGCAAGACCCGACAGCCGCAAGCCGCGTTTGGGTTTATGACAAGCGGCTATGGGTTGAGTATGAGGCGGGCAAGGTGGGCCTAGAGCTGGACGATACCAGCGACTTCATCTGCGACCGCATACCGGACTTTGCAAGCTACACATCACGGGCCGATAGCGCGCGACCTGAAAGCATTAGCTACCTGAAGCGCCACGGATTGCCCAAAATGGTGGGCGTTAAAAAATGGCCGGGATCGGTGGCAGACGGCATCGCGCACATGAAATCATATGAGCAAATTATCATCCATCCGCGATGCACTAGCACGGCGAGAGAATTTAGGCTATACAGTTATAAAATTGATCGAAACTCAGGCGATATTATGCCCGTGATTATGGACGCAAACAACCACTATATTGACGAGATACGATACGCGCTTGCGCCTATGATGCAAGCAAAATCAGGCCCAAGCATAAGGACGCTATAAATGCGGTTATTCGGTTACGACATCACGCGCGGGCAGGTCCCGACAGAGGTTAAGGAAAGCGTGGTCGGCGGGTCTGTTGTTATGTCTCCGGGCCAACCCGTCTGGACAACCCGCGACTATGCAAAGTTTGCAGAGGAGGGGTATCAGAAAAACGTAGTGGCCAATCGGTGCATATCCTCAATCTCGGAAGCCGTGGCATCGGTGCCGCTTACGTTTTTCAAGGGCGAAACCGAACTGACCGAAACCCCGTTGCGCAAATTACTGGCAAACCCCAACCCGTCACAGAACTATGCGGAATACGTAGAAAGCAAAATCGGTTATCTGCTTATCAGCGGCAACAGCTATGAGGAGGGCGTCACGGCTTCGGGCCGCGATGTGCGCGAGCTATACGCCCTACGACCTGACCGCATGAAGGTTATCCCCGGCGCGGATGGCGAGGTGCAGGCGTTTGAATACAGCGTAGGCGGGCGCAAAACCAAGTGGGACGTTGATATGTCGGCTGGCATCGTGCCGGTCTGGCATACGCGGCTGTTCAACCCGCTAAGTGACTGGTACGGGCAGGCGCCAATCGAGGCGGGCGCATATGCAATCGACGTGCATAATGCATCCATGGGCTACCTGCAGGCGCTATTGCAGAACAGCGCGCGGCCATCTGGTGCGCTGGTGGTAAAGGACGGGCAAACACTCGGGGATGATGCGTTTAATCGGCTGAAAAACGAATTGCAAGACAACCATCAAGGCGCGAAAAACGCAGGCCGTCCGATGTTGCTCGAAGGTGGTCTGGACTGGAAGCCCATGGGTATGTCGCCAGCTGACCTTGAAATGATCGAAACAAAGAACAGCTCGGCGCGTGATATTTGCTTGGCGTTCGGGGTGCCGCCGATGTTGATCGGCATTCCGGGCGATAACACCTATGCGAACTACTCCGAAGCGCGGCTAGCGTTTTGGGAGGATACGGTTATTCCGCTGCTGTTGCGTTGCGTGGGAGACTGGCAGCGGTGGCTCGCTGATGCTCAGGGCGTGACGATCAAGGCGGACCTAGACGAGATCCCCGCCATCGCGGATAAGCGCGCTGTGAAGTGGAAGAGCTTGCAGGACAGCAAGGTTCTGACGATCAACGAAAAGCGGGAGGCAATGGGCTACGATACGGTTGAGGGCGGCGATGTGGTCTATATTGGCATGGGTGAAGTTCCACTTGGCATGGAGTTCGACGCAGCTGGCCCGATTGACGCTGTTGACCAAAAGGCGCTCAACATGATTGCAGGCTATGAGACGGGCAAGGTTGTGGCAATCAAGTGAGATACTTGGTAGACAACCCCGCGCGGGAGCGCGTGCGACAGGAGCGGCTCTTGATGGCCATTGAGCGCAAGTTTGCACCGTCACTGCGGCGCGAAATAGAGCGCGCGTCTAGGGATATGGTCAAACAGTTTGAGCGCACAGGCGGCGCGCCAAATGTGGACTATGACCACGCGCGCACGATCGAGGCGTTGTATCTGGACATGGCCACTGCGTCGGTCGAGGCGTTCGGTGGGCGCATTGTTGATCGGGGCAAGGCAATGGGGCTTGTGCTCGAGGTTAAATCCTTCGCTGACTTCTTTCGCCGCATCGCGCAAGAGTACATCGCGGGCGAGGCCATCCGCAGGCGCATCACGTCAATCACGGAAACCACACGGGCGCAGATTGTCAGGCAGGTCAGCGCCGGGCAGAGCGAAGGTCTAGGCACCGCCGATATTGCGCGAAGTATAAATAAGTACATCCCGTCAATATCGCGTAGGCGGGGCGCGCTCATTGCGAGGACCGAAACCCACGGCGCGGCTAACTTTGGTGCAGATCAGGCGGCAAGATCGACTGGCTTAAAGCTGCGCAAGGAGTGGATAAGCGTTTCCGATGATCGGACCCGCCGCGTGCCGGAAGATAGCTTTGGCCATGACTCTATGAACGGCGATATTGTGGAAATGGATCAGGCGTTTCAAATGCCGGACGCGGGCGGGGGTACTATTCCTGCGATGTTTCCCGGCGATCCTGATTTACCGCCGGGGGCATCCATAAACTGCCGATGTGCTATCGGGCACCAAGTTATCGGGCTGGATGATTAGACATAACAACAACACTTTGCAACTTTGCAAAAACATGCTATAGCTTTGCAAAGTTTGCAAACTGAAAGCCCCGTTCATGGACATGAAGCACCACGCATTCCCGCTGGAACTCAAGAAAGAGCCGGACGAGGATGGCACGATTGAGGGCTATGCGTCTGTTTTTGACGTTGTGGATAACGGCATGGACGTTATCGAGCGCGGTGCATTCGCCAAAACACTGGGGCAGCGCAAGGTTAAAATGCTGTGGCAGCACGATATGGCAAAGCCAATCGGCGTTTGGGATGTGATTGAGGAAAACGAGCGGGGTCTATACGTCAAAGGCCGCATCATCAAGGACGTGCAACAGGGCCGCGAGGCAATGGCGCTGTACAAGGCGGGGGCGATGGATAGCCTGTCTATCGGCTATGTTGTGAGGAACGCCACACAGGAGGGCGGGGGCAGTGTTCGCCGTCTGATGGAAGTGGACTTGTACGAAATCAGCGCGGTTACGATCCCCATGCTTGACGAGGCCATTGCGTCAGTCAAGAGCATTCGGACAATTAGAGAATTTGAAAAAGCCTTGCGGGACGCAGGGTTTTCCAAGACGGAATCCAAGGCTATCGCAGCCGATGGGTTCTCGGGCCTAGCCGATCATCGGGACGATGTAGAGGTCGAGGTTGACACCAAAGGCGCACAGGCGCTGGCGGACGCAATCAAACTTTTACAGGAGACATTCAATGTCTGACGATAATCAAACCGCTATCGACGCGATCAAAGTTGTTGGCAAATCCTTTGAGGCATTCAAGGAAGCCAATGACCTGCGCTTGAAAGAAATCGAAGCCAAGGGCCACGCCGACCCACTGCTGGACGAAAAGCTGGCAAAGATCGAACTGGATCTGGGCAAAGCGCAAGACGCTGCTGACGCCGCTGTCCTGCAATCCAAGCGCCGCGACCGCTTTGTGACTGACGCCGCTGGCAATGAAGTTGATCTTGAAGCCAAGGCCGCGCGGTTTGGCGCCGAGCTTGAAGCCGCAACAGGCCGCAAGCCTGAGGGCATGAAGGCCGATGACGTCACCGCCTATGAGATGGCAATGAAGTCGCTGCTGCGCGCTAACTTCGACAAAGATATGTTGTCTGATGTTGAGCGCAAAACGCTTTCTTCCGGTCAAGATAGCGCGGGCGGATACTACGTCTACCCCGATATGTCTGGCCGCGTTGTTGCCAAGGTGTTTGAAACGTCCGCCATGCGTGCATATGCGTCTGCTCAGTCAATCGGTACTAATGAGTTGTGCGGCTATTATGACAACGAAGAAGTGGGATTCGGCTGGGTATCCGAGATGGAAGCCCGCCCCGCTACAGGCACGCCTGCAAGCGGCAAATGGTCGATCCCCGTGCATGAGATGTATGCAATGCCCGACGCTTCGCAAACCGTTCTGGACGATGCGCTGGTTGATCTGGAAAGCTGGCTCAATGGCAAGATTGCTGACCGTTTCGCCCGCGCGGAAAACGCCTCGTTTGTATCCGGCAACGGCGTGGGCAAGCCGAAGGGCTTTTTGGCTTATCCAAACGGCACTGACCTGACGAACTCTATTGCGCAGGTTGATACAGGCGTGAACGGTGCATTTGCTGCGGCACCAAACGGCGGCGATGCGCTGATTACTGCGCTTTATGGCTTGAAGGCGCAATACAAGGCCAACGCGACGTGGTTTATGAACCGCACGACTGCTGCCCTTACGCGCAAGCTCAAGGACAGTGACGGCTCATATGTCTGGTCGCCGGGCATTGCCGCTGGCCAGCCTGCAACGCTGCTGGGCTATCCGGTCGCTTCGTTTGAGGACATGCCAAACCCCGCAACGGGTTCCCTGTCCATCGCGGTTGGTGACATGCGTTCTGCGTATCAGATTGTGGACCGTATCGGCATCCGTATGCTGCGCGACCCCTACACCGCAAAGCCACGGGTGCAATTCTACGCGACCAAGCGCACCGGCGGCGATATGATTAACGGTGAGGCGCTGCGGATCATTAACTTCAAGGCATAACCAAATGGCGGGGCTGTAATGGCCTCGCCTTCCCCGCTTGGTGATCCTGCCAAGCATCACACGCTAAAGGAGTAAATCAAATGCGTGATCTAATTGCAAACATGGTGACAGTTGATCTGTCTACCGACACACTATCCGGCGTTACGCCCAATGCTTCGGCATGGGTTGACGTTCGGGACTTCAACGCTGCGGCGATTGAGCTCTTTACTGGGGCCGTGACCGACGCTGGCACATCGGCTGGCTTTACCGCTACGTTGCAGCACTCTGACACCACGGCGGACGCGGATGCTATTGCGGTTCCTGCAATCGAGACAACCAACGGCGTGAACTCTCTGACCGTTACAGAGGACGCCAGCGACAATCTGCTGATTGGTGTTCTGGGATACAATGGCAGCAAGCGCTATTTGCGGTTCAATTATGTCGGCACAACTGGCACTAACGCGGTTGTGCGCACTGTTGCCCGACTTGGCAAACCCGACAAGGCACCAACCACATATGTAGGCACTGCGGTCGCAGCTACCTGAGTTTAGAAGCGGGGCGTCATTGTTCGCCCCGTCACTAAATTCAGGAGGCCCACATGGCACAAAACACAACTATTGCAATTGGCAAAACATGGGCGCTGCTGACTGACAGCAACGTTGCAAGCATCACGTTTCAGAATAATCGCGGCGTCTATATCGAGATTTATGTTACAGCCGATACGGTTGCGCCAACTGTATCGGACGGCATCTTGTATGCGCAGGGATACGGCGAGCGCAATGTGCTGCTGACTGACCTTGCACCCGGCGTCACATCGCCCGTTCGCGTGTGGGCTAAGACAGACCTGCCTGACGGCGCGGTTGTGTTTGTTTCCCATGCGTAATTTAGGATCAAACCTGTCTGGATTCAGGTCGCCGTTCGGTCGGTTGCTTGCAGGCGGGTTCTCCCCCGCGTCCCTATTCGGCCCCGGTATCGCAGGTGACGAGTGGCGACCTGAGCGCGAGTGGTGCTATACGCGCACGGTCGGGGGCTTGTTTGAACCAGTCACAACCACAGGCGATTTTGTTGCGCGTCACACGGGGGCTGTAAACGGCATCAACGACGAGCAGCTGTCATTTTCCAAGCGGCCTTCATACAACGAGGGCGGCGGGCTGTCATGGCTGGCCTACGATGGCATAGACGATGGTACGGCCACGGCTGGGATTGACTTTAGCGGCACCGATAAGATGAGCGTGTTTGCTGGGGTGCGCAGGATTGATGCGACGGGCAGGATAATTATGGAACTGTCCCCATCTATTAACGCAAATGCAGGGTCTTTCTATCTTGCTTCTGGGACTGATGCTGGATTTACAGCTTATTCTACTCTTTCGCGTGGTTCAGTCAACCCTGGGGGTTCTGGTGCCGCAGGATTTTCCAGCGCGACAAATCCTAGCACCGATGTGGTTTCAGTTACCCATGATATTTCAGGCGACCTATCAACGATGCGGGTAAACGGCGTTGCCGGAACCAGCGGCACTGGCGAAAAGGGCGCAGGGAACTTTGGCAACTATTCACTATTTACTGGTGCCAGAAACGCATCCAGCATTTTCTTCAACGGCAGAAACTACGGCAGAACAGTCATTGGTAAACTAGCCAGCGCCCCCGAGATTGCCGCCATGGAAGCCTACTACGCGCTGAAGTCTGGCGTAACATTTTAACAAATTGGAGCACACATAATGACAAATATCCCCTGCACGATGATCGTTCTAATTGCGAACGTGACTGACATGAACCGCGTATTCGACGCGCAAGGCCGTGGAACTAACACGTTTGGCCGCGCATTGGTCGCCGCTGGCACGACAGGCCCCGTTGTGGCGCGACTCGCGCATGATGGAAGCGGAACCCCCGCGCTTGAAGCCGAATGGCGCGCTATGTCAACCGACCGTGACCTGCCCGCAATTGCTGGGACATGGGGCGTGGACGGCGTAATCAGTTCAGCCGATGCACAGGCGGCTATGGCTGGATTCACGGTTTATTCGGTCGGCGGTCTCCAAGAAACCACGCTGGAGTGGATCAATGGCATCCTAAGCGGTCGCGGGTACGAGTTTGAGCCGGAAAGCATTTAATGGCAGCAATCGGCCTGACACAAGTAGGGGTTACACTATGACACAAGCAAAAATCACAGCCCCGCTAGGCTACAAATGCGCACCGGACGGGCATACGATTGTGACCTATCCGGCGGGCATGGTGGTCACGGGCCAGGTCGCTGAATGGGCCTTGGCAGATCACAAAGCCGCGCGCATGTTTGACCCGCGCACCGAAACAAAGGTGACGGGGCCGAGCGAGACTAAGACCAGAGGTAAACGCAAATGAGCCTACGCCCGACAGTCAGTCTGTATCAGGATCGTGGTCACGTTATCCAGACGGGGCCAGCAACCGAGCCTGTCACAGCTGATGAATTGCGCGCACAGCTTGTCGAGGGCGTGGCGGGCCTACCTGACACCGAGGCGAACGACCTAATCGCACAGGCGCGCGAAATGATCGAGGAGGCTACGGGGCTGGCCCTTATCACACAAACGTGGATTCTAGCGCTGGACCGATGGCCAAGCGGGCAAGAAACGTGGTGGGATGGTATGCGCCAAGGCGCTATTGCCGATCTAACGGGACCGCGGCGTGAATTGCAGCTGCCACGCTATCCTCTGCAATCCATTGATAGCGTGACGGTCTATGACGAAGCTGGCAATGCCAGCGCGGTGACTGTGGCAAGCACGTTTGACGTTGACACATACCGCAAGCCCGGACGCCTGACGCTAAAGAACGGCGCAACGTGGCCTGTTGCGTTGCGCAATAGCAACGCCATTGAGATCATCTATGTATCAGGCTACGGCAATGCGGGCGATGTTCCAGCGGCTCTAAAGCGGGCGGTAAAGCAAGCGGCGGCGTACCTGTACACGCATCGCGGCGATGACTGCTGCGAGGTCGATGCCCTTGGCGCGGTCATGGGCATCTTGGCGCTGTATAAAGTGGCGCGGTTTTGATGGCGAAGTGTTGCGGATCAAAATACAGCGCGGGCCAGCTTCGGGAGCCTGTCACATTTCAACGCCTGACTCGCACCACAGACGGCGCAGGCGGCTTCACTGAGGCATGGGCCGCTATAACTGGATCGCCTACGCGGGCGATGGTTAAACCTATGTCTGGTGGGGAGCGTTTCCAGTCTCAGCGCACAGAGGCAACATCTACGCACAAGGTTGTGGTGCGATACTTCGCGGACCTGACCGAAGTGGATAGGGCTGTTATTCGCGGGCGGGCGTATCAGGTGCGGTTCATCAACAACGTGGATTTTGACGATAAGTGGCTTGAAATCAGCGCAGAAGCCGGGGTGGCGGTATGAGCCTAGAACTAAAGATCGAAGGCATGGCCGAACTGCAAAGGGCGTTGCGCAGGGCCAGCGCAGATGCACAAGAGGCGGTCGGGGTTGCGGTGATTGGTACGGCTATGGAGTTGCGCGGCGATATTATCAAGCGCATTCAGGACGGGCCAGCAACGGGTACTGTATATGAAAAGTATGAGCCGCGCAGAACACACCAAGCGTCCAGCGGCGAAGCGAAAGAGGCACCCGCGAGCGACACAGGGCGGCTTGCACGCAGCGTTATGTTCGACAAGATCGGTCCAATGTCTGCAACGGTTAGCAGCGATGTAGTCTATGCGGCGGCGCTAGAGTTTGGAAGTGGGCGTATTGACCCTCGTCCCGCATGGGTTCCAGCGATTGAAAAAATCACGCCAAAATATATTGCCAGACTGGAAAGGGCATTAGGGGGATCGCTCAGATGACAGCACCAACATGGGGCAACCTGCGGCAAGCGCTATACACGCGGCTCAATGCGCAGCTAACGGCTGACGTGTGGTCGCCAAAAGCACCGCAAAATTCAGAGGGCGAAATCAACACGCCATTCCCTTATGTCGTGATTGTGCAGGCTACGGAATCGCCGTTCAACACGTCCGGCACGCGCGGTTCGCAATTCGTGGTGCAGATTGACGGATACGCGAGATCCACAGCGGGCCAATCCAGCGAACAGGCTATTGCGGCGCTATCATCGAAAGTTCGGGACGCGCTGGAGTGGTACGGCCTGACCGGAACGGGCATCGCGTGGGTGGACACGGAGTTTGAAACTATGTCACTTGGCTGGTCTGATGATGGAAACACGCGGCGTTTTGTTTCGCTATACCGCGTGACACTGGACGAAGTAGCATAGCACTTTGCAACTTTGCAAAACCGTGATATGAGTTTGCAAAGATTAACCCTAAAAGGATCTAACCCATGCCAGCTTCAAACGGTCGCGCTGTACTCATTGCAATTGGGGCGACAAGCCTTGCAGACGAGTTGCGCACAAAAACGGTATCTTTCGCGGGTGAATTGGTAGACGTAACGGCTGCTGGTGACAGCGGATGGATGACCACGCTGGACGCCACTTTCAACAGCCAAATGGTCACGATTGCGCTCGACGGCGTTTTGAAGGCCACCACGCTTTCCGACATGGCGTTCACAGGAACGCAGGAAACAATGACAATCACCATTGGCGGGCTGTACACGCTGGACGGTGACTTCCAATTCCAGTCAGGCTTTCAAATCGGCGCGCCATACAACGGCGAGACAACATTCTCTGGCACGCTGCAATCTGTCGGCGTCATTACTAAGGCGCCCGTGTAAATGAGCATTTTTAGGGAACAGTCGTTTGATTATGAGGGGGAAAGCCTTACGTTTATTCCCTCTCTGGCATTGCTAAAGCGCATCAAGGTGCGCGGAATTAACAATGTTATGCTTGCAAACAAGTGTATCAACGGCGGCGTTGATCTTGAGGATCTGGCCGCAGTGCACTTTGAAATGGTCCGAGCGGCGGGTGGGCAATGCACAGAAGATGAAAGCTACGGCTTTCTGACCGGCGGCGATCAGGCCGAAATCTTCAGCTTCCAACAGGCCTATATTTGTTCAGTTCTTCCATCGGTGGACTTTGGAAAAAAGCCAGAGGGCCAAAAGGCGCCGCCCTCGAACAAGAAGCGCAAGGCGAACCCGAAGACCACGACATAAATACGCTCTACTGCGTTTGCCGGGGCTGGGGTATATCGCCGGGTGATATATGGGGGATGACCGTTTCGGAGATCTTGCACGAATTTGAGTGGAAGCGACCGCACCAGAAAACAGACTACGCGGGCGGAATGAGCGAACACGAACTGGACGCGATAAAGGCAGACAGCGCAGCCCTACGCGCCGAGATGGAAGCAAAAAAGCATGGCACTGCCCCCACTCCTAGTTGAGATCAACGGCGATTCTAGCGGGCTAGATAGAGCGTTAGGCAGGGCGGGCGCTGGCCTTAAAAAGCTAGGCGTTGCTGCGGGGGTTGCTGCGGGCGCTGTTGTCGGCAGTCTCGCCGCCATGACTGTCGCAGGCATCAAAGCCGGTGTTGAAATAAACATACTAGCACAGCGATCAAACGCAACGCCTGAAGCATTCCAACGTATGGCAGCGGGAGCGCGCACCGTTGGAATAGACACTGGAAAAATGTCTGACATACTTCAGGACGTAAATGATAGAATCGGTGACTTTCTTGCGACTGGCGCTGGCCCAATGGCTGATTTTTTTGAAAACATTGCGCCAAAAATTGGCGTCACAATAGACCAGTTCAAAAAGCTATCAGGTCCAGAAGCGTTGCAGCTTTTTGCCACGAGCCTAGAGCGCGCAGGCCTCAACCAGCAAGAGATGACTTTCTATATGGAGTCAATGGCGAGTGACGCCACGATGCTAATTCCTCTTTTGCGAGACGGGGGGAGGGCGATGACTGAGTTTGGTGACGCAGCACAAGCTTCTGGCAATATTCTTTCGGAAAGCATGATTCAAGCAATAATTAGGGTAAACCTAAAGGTTTCACAAATTGGAAGCGCATTTACATCTTTGCAATTAAAGCTGGCGTCAGAACTTGCACCAACGATTGATTTTATTGCAAGCAAGTTTTCAGAGTTTGCTAAATCAGACGCAGCAACTCAAGCAATAGACAAACTGGTTTCGGCGTTTGGTCAGCTTGCCAAGGTTATATTTTCAGAGGATTTTATGAGCACTGCATTGGGTGCTTTTGAAGGGCTGATAAGTCTTACTGCTGGAGCGGCAAGCGGGCTTGTTTTTGTTGCTCAAAACCTTGAAATAGTAACAGCGGCAGCGGTGGTTGCGACTGGCGTTCTAGCGCTTATGGGCGGGCCAATCACTCTGGCTGTTGCTGCGGCAACCCTTGCCGTTGCTGGCATTTCGATTCTTGTTGGGCGCATACGGGACACGTTTGGCAGCGTTGGCGAGGCACTATCACTTGTGGGTGATGTGGTGGCTGAGGTATTTGATCGCATGTCAATGAAGGCAGGCGCTTGGAGCGCGGGCCTGTCCGCTACTGTGCAGGACGTGAATAGCGCATTTTTTGGCATGGTTGGCGCGATTGCAGAATCGGTTGCAAGTGCTGTCGGGGCGGTGACAAGCGGCGTTGCCGCAATGATTAACGCGGCAATTTCAGGATTTGAAACACTTATTAACAAAGCTGTTCAGGGCGTAAATTCTTTAGTTGCGGGCCTAAATAAAATTCCGGGCATTGCCATCGAGGCTTTGTCACCGTTTTCCGCTGGCGGCGGCGTTGATTTTTCCGGCGCAACAAGCGGCATTGACGCAATAAGCGAGCGCATCTCTGGCATGAAAGCAGAGGCAGGCGCTAGTGCCGAGGCGCTTAGAGGCCTAGCCGGGCAGTTGACCGATATGTCAGGCGCTCCCTTGGCATCTATGGAAGCGCTGCGTGCGGCAATGTCCGTTGATACTGGCCAATCTCCCGGCCCCGACGATGGGTCGCGCGATCCGCTAGTAGTTACTCCAATTATTCCGGGCGTGCCCATTACGCCAACCGCACCCGGCACGGGCACAGGTGGCGGTGGTGGCGGCGGCCCAACCGCTGGCGTAGGTAGCGCGGGTGCTGTCACGGACGAAATGCAGGCGCGCCTCGACGCATTGACGCAGGGCATGATGACCGAAGCCGAGACTGTGCAGGAATGGTATGAGGCGGGCGATGAAACATTGCGTGCGGCACTTGACGCGGAGTTGATTACGCGCGCGGAATATGACGAGCAAAAGCTGCGCCTTGAGGCCGAGCATCAAGAAAAGCTTGGCAAGATCAAAGGCCAAGAAATGGAAGTTACAAAAAACGTGCTTGATCGGGTGGCAGGCCTTATGCAGACAAGCAATGCCAAGCTGTTTAAGATCGGACAGGCGGCGGCAATCGCACGGGCTACGATATCGGGCTATGAAGCGGCGGTCGAAAGCTATAAATACGGGGCCGCAAAGGGCGGGCCTGTTCTTGGCGCGGCTCTTGCGGCGGTATCACTTGCGCAAACGGGCGCGATGATTGCCAGCATTGCCAGCCAATCCCCAAGCGGGTCTGGAGGCGGCGGCGGCGGCGGTAGCGCAGGCGGCGCATCGGCAGCAACAGCACCACCACAAGCCCCGCTAGAAGCGCGGGTAACGGGCTTTGGGGCTAATGACCTGTTTAACGGCAGCATGGTCACAAGCCTGTTTAACAAGCTGCAAGACGAAGCTGGCGATCGTGGCCTAAGAGTGAGTTTTGCGACATGAGCATTTATATCAGCCCCGGCTTGGCATCGACGCTATCCACGGCAGGCACGTCAAACAACCCCGTTATAGCGTGGGATAATCTGGCGTCTGGTACATCCCCAACGGGTATTGGCGCGGTGGTTCAGTCGCGGGCGTTTGCAGTCACAGGCACAACGTATGATCGGGCGGTTATAACGCCAGACGGCTCCAGTCAGGCAAGCATAGAGATAGACTTGGGCAGCAATACATCCATCTCTTTTGCCTCGGTCGCGGCGCACAATGCGGGCGATGTAGCGGGCGCGTTTCGCATTCAGTACAAGGTTTTGGCAGGCGACGCATGGAGTGATAGCGGATCTGGGCCAGCGGTTCCAGCCGACAATCAAGCCGTTGCGTTTTACTTCGCTGCGGTATCAGCACGGTTTTGGCGGATATACGCCACAAGCGTTACTGCCAACCTTGAAATCGGCGTGTTCTTTCTGGGCAATCCCGTCACGTTACCTCGCACAATATATCAGGGCTATGCACCACCAATTACGGCCAACGTGGTTGATCTGCAATCGCGGGTGTCTGAGGGCGGGAACCTGCTTGGATCGTCTGTCGTGCGCAAAGGATCGACGGCGGCGGCGTCCCTGACGCTGGTAGAGGATAGCTATCTTCGCGCAGATGCATGGAAGGCGTTCCAGCGTCACTTCAACACCGGCGGCGGGTTCTTCTGGGCATGGCGCCCAACGAAATACGGCGATATATTTTACGCTTGGCGGTCGGGCGGCGTAATTGCCCCAAGCAACACCGGACCCAAAGCGCGAATGGCGTTTGATATGGCTATGAGGTTTTACGATGACGCTTAGTCTTGAGCCGCTGCAAATTGTAGAGATCGACATCGACTATTGCGATCTGGTCTATGGCACAGGCGCTTGCACCGCTGTTCTCGGAACGGACGGCGCGGCGAAGTGCTTTAACACGTTCAAGACGTGCCAAGACAAGCCGAATTTTGCCAAGGGGACAAAGACAATCCGCTTTGCAATGAACCAAAGCGGCATACCTGGCGGCGTGCTGGTTTACCCCGCTATGTCGGGGCCGGTTACTACCAATCCTGCGACAATCAATCTTGGCGGGTCTGACAGCCGGACGGGCGCGTTAGGCAAGCGGGCGCGGGTCACGATTAACCTGCAGGACTTCCTAGAAAGCGACCTGCTGCTTGATAAGTACCAGTCGCAACGACAGAGCGGCGCAGCACTGGCCAGCGGCGTAGGTTATGACCCATACGGGCGCGGTACGTTCTTTGGACGCCTGCGGTCGCGGTTTCCGTACTATGTGGGCAGGGCGCTGCGAGTAAAGGAGGGCTATGTTGGGCAGGCATTGGCCAGCATGGTTACGCGAAACTATATCATAGATGAATGGGACGGGCCGGACATTAACGGGCGCGTCACAATCATTGCAAAGGACGTGCTGGACCTTGCGGACAATAAAAAAGCGCTGGCACCAGCTGCAAGCCAAGGCAAGCTAGGCGCTGACATCACTGATGCGTATCTCGGCACGGTAACGCTTACCCCGCCTACCGTTGGCGATGATTACGCGGCAAGCGGCAAGGCGTCGATCGGCAGCGAGGTGGTCACATTCACGCGCGCGGGCGATGTTGTTACGATTACGGGGCGCGGGCTAAGCGGGTCCGACGCTGCCAGTCATTCCGAGGATGATCTATTCCAGCAATGTTATGTTGTGGAAGGCCAGACGATCCCCGATGTTGTTGCGGACTTGCTAGAGAATTACGCAAACATTGATCCTTCATGGCTGGACACGACAAACTGGGATACTGAGGCAGGCCGATGGCTTGCTGGTTTTGACATGAACGCGGTAATCACGAAGCCCACGGGCGTCTTGAGCCTCATCACAGAGCTGTGCGAGTTTGGCGTGGTGTTTTGGTGGGATGACGTGGCACAGCTTATCCGTATGCGCGCAAACCGCCCTGCTGACTTTGACGAAACAATTCCCGACATCACGGACCGCGCGTCTATTATTGAGGGCAGCTTAGGCAGCAAGGATCTGACTGACGCTCGTATTAGCCGCGTTTTATTTTGGCACGGCCAGATTGACGTCACCGGGTCGCCAACCGGCGGCGCTAACTTCCGCCGCGTCTTTGTCCCGCTGGACGCGAGCAGCGAGGGGCCGAACGAATACAACCAAGCTTCGGCCTTTGAGGTGTTCAGCCGGTGGCTCGGCGCGGGTGATGACAGTGTGGCAGGCGCAGTGGCATCACGTCTTCAAAACAGATACCGCGACATTCCGAAGGAAATTCAGTTTGATGTAGACGTGAAGGACCGCGACTTAGTGAAGTTGGCGGCGCTTATTAGGCTCGACACCCGCGCGCTTCAATCGGAGGACGGATCAAGCCTGCCCACGGTTATGCAAATCACGGCGGTTGATGAAGTCAATTCGGGGTCTAATCTGCGGATCAACGCGCGCACTTTTGAGTTCTCGGGCCGATATGGCTTTATCGCTGAAGACGCGCGCCCAAATTATGATGCATCCAGCGCGGCGCAGAAAGCTAAAGGCACTTACTTTGTGGGGGGTTCTGGTGTATTCTCCGACGGAAGCGGCCCCTATATAATGTTTTAAGGCGGACAAATGGCAACCTATAGAACAATCGCCGCAAGTGAAGTGGACGCAGATAGCCCATTTACGGCTACGCTGGCTGCGGCATATGCGGGAAACGTGCTTGGTATTATAGAAGGCGCGGCAGGCGCGCCTCCTATTCAGGTGGGGGCGTTTTCGGGGTCTGTTGCTGGAAATGTTTTGCTTTGGGCGTCTGTGTCTGCCACTATTACTCAAGATGAAACTGTCACCGTCCCGCAATCACATTACAGGGCCGTTGCCTCTGGGGGGGTTCGGTTTAGGGCGGTTGTGGCGTCACAGTCAGGTTCAGCGCGGGCATCTTTTGTGAGGGTGCGCGTGGGCGGAAGTCCTGTAGTCCTGAATAGCGTGTCTGCTACAACATTCATGGATATTACTGTTTTGACCGGCGATGTGATATACCTTAACCTAGTAGGCGGGGGAGGTCAGGGGACGACGGAAATAACGGCGCACGCAGAGGTTTACACCAGCGCATTGCGCATAAATGGAGGCGGGTGATGTTTAGAAGTGTAGAGTATATATCTGCCGAACAAGACGCGATCCTGGCAACCCGCAACGATGGGTCTGGAGTTATCGTAGAGCCGGGGCATGATCTATGGGGCGATCTATCACCAACCGCGACTGCATACGTGGCGCCGTCTGCGCGAGATGCGTTAGCCGATGCCCGCGCGGCCATGCAGTGCAGTCCCGCGCAAATGCGGCTGGCTCTTCTAGCGGCGGGCTTGCTGGATCAGGTGCAGGCGATTGCAGACGGCGACCCAGAGGCGGCAATCGTTTGGGAGTACGCCACCGTCATCACGCGCAACAACGCGCTAATTGCATCGCTTGGCGGGTGGAACGGGTTTACACCAGAGCAGATTGACGCGCTTTTTATCTCCGCCATGCAGGTGAGAACATGAGCGATAGAGAAGAACAGCTAAAGCGAGACATTCGGGACCTGCAAGCCAAGCTTGCGGATGCTGTTCGCCCGCGTGATAGGATCGTAAAGGTTCCTGAAGAAGTCATTAAGTACGTCGATAAGGTCGTTGATCGCATAAGCCCCAAGCCTGCGCAAATGGTTGACCGCCCCTGCAAAGTTCAGGCCGCGCGCATCGCAGAACTTGAGGCGCAACTATCAATCATGGAGCGAGAATGCCAAGCCCTGTAATCTCTAACCAAATGGTTCTAGGGTACGTTTTGCGGCGGCTTGAATACTGCCTGACGTTCAGGCGCAACAACGAGCGGACAATCCGCGCCAAGTTCAGAATGGAGTGCAGCCCCATGTCAACCGTTGATACAGGCCGCATTGACTGGCCACGAAAGAATGATGGCAAAATCACCATTAACTTCGTGGATAACGCGGGCGATCCGATTGACGTATCAGGGTCAAACGAAATCACGTTTGTTCTAGCGCGGTCAGTCGGTGGGCCAGCCGTATTTACCAAGACGATGACTAGCGGCGCGATCACGCTTGCAACGAATAGCCAAGGTTTTTTTCTTGTCACTGACACAGAAACCGACATCGCCCGCAAAAGCTACTATTACGAGTGCCGGATAACTAACGCCAGCGCAGAGTTTCAAACGGTTGCCGCAGGCGCGTTTGTCATTCAAGATACATTCATCGGAGTTTAAGACATGGCACCTGGTTCATTCAACGCGACAATCGTAAATTCATCCGGTGAAATTGTGCCGGGCGCTGAAGTTGAGGTTCGGCGCACGTCAGACAATGCGCTTGCAACTCTATTTTCTGATGCATCGCGCACCGCAATCACAAACCCGTTTAACGCTAACGCAACTACGGCGTTTGCGCAGTTTTTCGCAGAGCGGGACACTTACACAGTTGCAGCCTCAACGGGCGCAGGGATTGTCACTTGGACTGTAGACATTACGCCGTCCAGTGACGGGGCAACATACGCACCAACGCGGGCCGAGGCGCTGCTGCTGAATGTGCCAGATGCTCAGGATATTCTGTTTGTTCGTAGCGGTGTCGGGTTGCTAGCGTACAAGCGCGACGCGTCAAGCACGGCGCTAACCACAGCAGACGGGCAAAGATGGTCGCCTGACGGTGACGTGTACCCCGATCACTGGGCAGCGAACACAACCCCCGGCACGACAGACATGCAAGCAGCGCTTGTGGGATCTGTGGCTTACTGCTTTATTGCAGGCCGGTCCTTGCGCGGCGGTGGTCAATACTTGGCCTCGGGAAACGTGCCGAACCTGTGGGATGTGCAGACAGTTGGCGGCTGGTTTATCGCTCGTGGCTCTGATGTTTGGCACTCAAAGCCCACACTTGACCAAGAAAACGTCATCTACATCGACAACGCAGCAAACGGGGCAACAACAGCTAAAGACGGCCTAACCGCCAACCAGCCAACTACGATCAGGCGTGCGTTTGATATTTTGCAAGAGATTGGCGAGAAGGCGGCGGGCGGCATCTGGCGTATACAGTTGCCATCGGCCACGCTTGGAGATGCTGGGATTCTGTTTGAGCACCTGCCAGCGTTTACCAACCCTTTGCGTATATGGGGCAGGGATGCAACGGGGCTGATCGGTAGCGCCTCAGACTACACGAGCGTCCCTACTTCGATCTGGGACGGCGTAGCGGGAGGCGGGGCATACGCCATCCGAGGTGATAGTGTTTATCGAACCGCAAGCAAATATCTCGACATCCAAAATATCAAATTCACAAACTGGTCTAGCGGCGCAGTGGTATTGTGGAACGGCATAGATGTGTCTGCAACAAACCTGCACACAGACCAATGCCCCATCGCCTTTTGGTATCGGACCGGATACGTTCGACAGACATATGGCCGCATTGAAAACGCAAGTGTGTGGGGAATTGGCGCACAGTACAACTGCTCTATAAACATCGGGGGCCTGTCTGGTCAGGGCGTCACGTTTAACGCGGTAGATAGGGGCGCAACCGTCGGGCGGTCGTCAACTATGTACGTTCAGGGCTGCACCTTCACAAACATCACTAATCACGCAATCACGACTGAATGGCTGTCACGGGTGCGCACACAAGCGAACGATTTTAGAACACTTACGGTCGCTCCAATAAATTCAAATGGTAACAGCCTTTGGACGGGGGATAACGATGCGGGCAATCCTGACTTGTGGCCAACGACAACTCCGGCATCTGGAAATCTTGTTATGCTGGCTGGGTCGGTTAACCCACGTGTCGCGAGGTACTCACAAAAAACATTGCACAAAATATGCGGGCTGGAAGAGGACACCCCTGCTGTCTATGACCTTAGCGGAACGACTAGCCTAACCCATCTAGCGGCAGTAGCCGGTGATGGGTTCACCCCATTCAGGCTTCCCGCGTTTTTCTTATCTAGCCCTACTTGTGAACTTGAAGTAAGCATTGGTATAACCTGTAGCGCGAACCAAGGCGGCACACTTTCTTTGCACGGTCAGGGGTCTTCCGGAGCTTTGCTTTTGGCGAGTCTGGTCATTCCTGCAGAAGCCACTGATCGCAGGGGGATAGCTAATCTTCGGTTTTATAAACGCCCTCGCACCAGCTTGGGGCGCTATGAAAGCTCTTGGCGCGGGGGGAAGGTTTACACTGAAGGCGCTATTGGAAGTTTAAACAGCCCGCTGGTTATTGGGACGGGAGAAAACCTTTTAATTTTCCGGCTGTATTGGACGCCTTTGACCACTGGGCTAACCACCTTTTTTGACATGCGAACATGGGTAACAGAGTAAGGCGTGGAAGTTATTAAAGAGTTCTGGGCCATAATTGGCGACGCTATGGCGGGTGTTGCTTGGTCCATCCGATTAGAGGCGCGCAGCACCCTCAACGCCGCCAAAGGAATTTGCTAAATGCCGAGAACTATTGCAGAACAAGTTGCCGCAATTGCAGCCATGGTTGAGCACATGAATGGTCGCGCGGAGGAGGACCGGCAAGAGCGGAAAGTTGCGCAGGCTGAAACCGAACGGGCGCGGCGTGCCACAAGCGTAGAGCTCAGTGACATTCGGCACGGGCAAGCTGATGTTCTGCGGCGGCTGGATAATATCGAGCCGGTAACGGATCTGGTCACGTCAGTGCGTGCTCGAATAACCGGAGGGCTTATGCTGCTAGGCGTGCTGGGCGCGATTGCATGGGGGGGCGTCGTATTCTTCAAAGATATAATTGTAGGGTGGTTTACATGAATAGAGCAAAATTCTTTAACGCCATTCGTGGGCCTATGGGGCCGCTGGCGAGCGAAACCGTGGCGGGGATCGAGGCGCTGCTGGACGCGGGTAGTGCCTTGGACCTGCACCACATGGCCAACGTGCTGGCACAGGTTCGGCGCGAGACTGGCGGGGGTATGGCGCCTATCAAAGAGACTGTCATGCCGTGGCACAAGAACAAAAATCCGAGTGACGCTACAGTCATTGGCAGGCTGGATAGGGCGTTTGCCAAGGGTCAGCTCAAGTGGGTCAAAACCCCTTACTGGCGCGGCGGGGCTTTTGGTCGCGGGCAAATTCAAGCGACACACGATTACAACTATTCCAAGTTTGGTATCGTGAACTACTCGGACGCGCTCAAGCTGGACGTGTCGGCCCGCATTGCCGTGGAAGGTATGCGCTACGGCAAATTTACCGGACGCAAACTGTCAGACTATGTTTTCCCTCGCGCGATACACAACCCGCCGGAGATTAACCCGCGCCGGATCGTGAACGGCAAGGACGGCTCGGACAAAGAAGTTGCAGCATCGCACGAAATGTTTGCGGGCGCGCTGTTCGATGCAGGGTGGGATGCATTATCACCTGCGCCACTCCCTATGGCCCTTCCCAAGGGGGGTAGCGTCAATACCCCTGCAACACCTGCCCCGACGCCTAGCTTCTGGGCGCAATTCATCACTGCAATCTTTGGGAGACGCAAATGAATTACGCACTTATCGCCCGCACGGTCCTCCGCCTCGGCGCGCTTGCCGCTGTATCGGCAGGGATTGCCACCGAAGGCACCGCCGCTGTGTTTTACGAAAACGCGGATATCGTCGCGGTGACCGCCCTTCTGCTGTCTGAAGCATGGCTTGCGTTTGACAAGTGGCGCAACCGGAAGGCCGTAAAATGATCAGCGTGCTGCTAGGCGGCGTCTGGCCCTATATCCTCGCCGCTGGTGTCGCTGTTGCTGCTTTCATAGGCGCTTACCTGCGCGGGCGCAAGGATGCGACTGACAAGGCGGAAAAGCGCGCCGCAAAGACATACATTGAGACAAGGAAGGAAATGGATGATGCGAATATCCCTACTCATGGCGCTGATGTTGATAAGTGGCTGCGCGACCGTGCCAAGCGATAGCGCGGTTTGTGACGGCACAGCGATG